CAAATGTAATTGCTAACCCACAAAGTGGTGTAGAGATTGATAGTACAGGACAAACTTTTGCTATTAGTGATACAAGTGTAGATGAGGTTTTATTTCTGATAAGTGTTCCACAACTACAAAAAATAAAAAATAATGGAGATACAGAAGGAACTGAATTTAAGTTTAAATTTCAAAAATCTGAAGCTAATGGTGGTTTTAGTGATTTTTCTGTTGAAGGAAGCGTAGAACAAACAATAAAAGGAAGAACAGCGGATTTATATCAGAAACAATATGTATTTGATATAAGCGGTAAAGGATCTTCTAGTTTTCCACTAAGGTTTAAAGTTGTTAGAACATCAGATGATGATACTACTTTTATGAACGGTAGTAATGATGATGGTAAGGCACATAATGAAATTTATATTAGTCATACAAGTAAATTTTTCGTAACTTCTCATACTTTAATTAAACGTCAAGCTAATGATTTAAGTGGTACATATACGCATAATAATGGTAGTGGAGGAGCTGGCACATTAATTACTATAACTAGTTCTGGACAGCATTTATTGGAAGTAGGCGATAGTATTGGTTGTGAATTTAATAATAGTGAAAATGCAAATTTAGTTATTACAAGTTTAGATCAAACTAATCCTGATACTAAATTTCAAGCACAACATACTCAAAGTTTAAATACAAGTGGTACTGTTACTTTTGGACAAAGGTTTAATTACCCTAACTCGGCAATAGTTGGTTTAAGAATAGATGCAGAACAATTTAATTCAGTTCCAAAGCGTTCATACTTAATAAAAGGTATAAAAGTTAAAATTCCGAATGGTGTAACAGTTAGAGATGATGGCAGCATAAATTATCCACCAAGTTATGTTTTTAATGGTACTTTAGGTTCCGCTCAATGGACAACAGATCCTGCCTGGTGTTTATTCGATCTTTTAACTAGTGAAAGATATGGCTGTGGAGATTTTATTAAAGCTAATCAACTTGATGTTTATAGCTTTTACGCAGCTTCAGTTTATTCTTCAGAACTTGTTACGTTTAAAGACAGATTAGGAACAGGTGTAGTTGAGACTATTACTGAGCCAAGATTTAGTTTGAATGTAAATATACAAACTAGACAAGATGTATTTAAAACTATAAATAGCTTGTGTTCTGTATTTAGAGCTATGCCTTTATATGTATCAGGTAGCATTAGCTTGATACAAGACAAAGCGGGAATAGATCCATCGTTTTTATTCACTACTGCAAATGTAACTTCAGAAGGCTTTTCATATTCTGGTAGCGGATCAAAAACAAGAGCAACAGTTATAGTTGTAAAATATTTTGATGTTGAATTAAGAGATGCAGCATATGAGCAAGTCATTGATAATGATGCTCTAATTAAGTACGGAGCAATAACAAAAACTATCGATAGTTTTGGTGTAACCTCCAGACATCAAGCTAGGAGACTAGCAAAATGGTTTTTGACCACACTTGCGACAGAAACAGATATAGTTTCATTTGCTACAACAATACAAGCTGGGTCATTAATAACACCAGGTCAAATAATTGAAATTCAAGATCCAGTAAAATCAGGAGTAAGAAGAGGTGGTCAAATTACATCTGTTGAAACAAGTGGAATAAATCATGTTATTGGAATCGATAATACAGTTGATTTGCCTACATTAAGCGGAGGTTTGGATGGTACATTAACTGTAATTTTGCCTGATGGTCAAATTAGTCAAAGATCAATACAAACGATTGATGTAACAAATAAAAAAATAGAAACATTTAATAAATTTCAAAAAAAAATAAATGATTCAAATGGAAATAAGCCTTTTTTAGATAATACAAGGCAACCAAATCCTGTTTATACTGATACTTTTCAAGCTACTGATCCTAATGTTGGTTCTTTTTGGGTTATAGAAACTTCTGGAACAAGTGCATCAATTAAATCGCAACTATATAAAGTTATATCTGTAGAAGAATCAGATGATTTTACATATAATGTAACTGCTGTATTACATAATGAATCTAAATATGCAGTAGTAGAAGAATTAGAAACTTTAAAACATAGAGATGTTACTAATCTTGATTTAATACCCAGCAGTCCTACAGGTTGGGCTGTAGACACTAGTGTTAGTCCAAGTGTTACATATCCAATAGAACAATTATATAAATATAGAAATCAAGTAAAAGTAAGAGTTTTATTAGCTTGGAAACCTGTAATAGGTGTTAATAGATATGAGATTGAATATCAAAAAGATTCTAGTGGTACTATCACTGTAGAGACACAAAGTCCAAGTTTTTCTATTGATGATATAGCTGTAGATTCAGCAGTAGCATCTACTTTTAATTTCAAGATAAGAAGTATTAGTGCATCAGGGAAAAAATCTGCTTCTCCACTAACAAAAACTGATTTTCAAGTAGTTGGAAAAAATGCAAAACCATCACAAGTTAGTTCTGACTTTACAGCAACATTAGATCCTAATTTAGGTGTAGTTTTATCTTGGACTCCAATAGTCGCGACATATCCAACTTTTGCCGACCTAGATATTAGAGGTTATAAACTTTACAAAGGAACCTACGGAACAGGAACTTTTTTAGGAGAATATAAAGCAACATCTGTTATTGACCCTGCACTACCTATTGGGAATCAAACATCACAAACATATTCAATAAAAGCAGTTGATGAAGACGGTAATGAAAGTATTAATGCAAGGACTACCAGTATAAGTTTTTCAATCCCAAATGCTCCAGCAACATTAACTGGAGTTTATCGTGATGATAATTATATTTTGAATTGGACTGCATCTGTTGTCTCAGGAAATAGATTTGCAATTAAAGAATATGAGGTCAGAAGAGGTACAGAATTAATAGCAACAACAAATGCTTTATCATTTTCAGTACCAGTTACTTGGCAAGATCCACAAACATTTAAAGTAAGAGCAAGAGATATTACAGGTAGAGAAAGTACAGACAAAGAATTAAACGCGCCTTACACAAAAGCATCAGCCCCAGACATTACATATACTTATGAAGGATCAAAAATTAGATTATCTTGGCAGAAACCAACAGAAGGAGCCACAAAAATAAAAGATTACGTTATAAAAGCTAGTACAACATCTATTACGGATTTTGATTCATCTTCTGCTAAAGATATAGATGTAACAAACTCTGAAAGTTATTTATTTGAACCTAGTAGCGACAGTTCATCAAATACTTTTTTAGACCCTGATAATCCTAGAAGATTTTTTATAGCAGCAAGAGATGTTAATAATAACTTTGGGGATGTTGGTCGCACTGGTATTACAAACTTTCCTGATGTTACGTTAAGCAGATCGCCAGCACCAACAAGTTTAACGGCTGTTGTTAGAGGTGCTAGTGCTTTTGTAAGTTGGAACGAAGTACCATTACCAATTATTACTAAAGATATTGGAGATGTTGTTAATGGTTTACCTATAGCTTTTTATAAAATTTATAGAGAAAATGCTGGAACAGTAGAAGCAAATATTGGTTCGGCTGATTTTCAACAAAACGGTACATCTATATCAGAAGAAGTTATATGGACAGATGCGACACAAAGATATTTCGTAAGAGCCGTTGATATAAATGGTAATGATGGACTTTTAAGCAGTGTCGATTTTACAGTTGCATTACCAACAGCAGTAACAAACTTTTCAAATGAAGTTATTGATAATAACGTATTACTTAGATGGACAGAGAGTGTTATTGCTTCTAACCAATTACCAATTAAACATTACAACATATTTAGAGACAGTGTAAGTGATTTAGTTGGTCAAAAATTAGGTACTTTTACAACAGTTTTTGAACAGGTTGGAGGACAAAAAAGTTACATAATAAAACCTGTTAACACTGCTGGTAATGAGGGGGCGCAAGCTGTTACAAATGCTGAAGTAAACGAACCGCCTGATTTTGTATTAACTGATGATTTTCAAAGTACTTTAACTGGCAACTTAGTTACAACAACTAATGGATTTCTTGATGACGGTAAATTATTTTTCTGTATTAATGGAGATAGAACTTGGAAAGAACATTTTGATCCAAATGACGATGATACCAATGACAACGGAATTAACAATAGTACTGGTGCGGCTATTACTTTTGGCAGATATGGCGGTTCTACTGTTTATGCTTTACCTACTGAAAACTCAGGGAGTTTTGAAGAAATTATAGATACAGGTGCAACTATAGCTTCAACTAGAATTGAGGGTACTCTTGGTTTGATTGATGATGAAACTGTTAACGAGGGATACACTATAACTAATGAATTATTTATTGCACCTGATAATGGTTCTGGAGGTCAAGGTACTTTTGTATCTAGAGGAACTGGCACTGGTAAAAGAATAAATGTTCTTGGAGAAAATTTTAGATTTATAAAAGTAAAGTACAGTTTTAGTGGTGCTAATAATGATGATTTAATTAAAGTTAATAGTAGTCGTGTTAAGTTATTTTTGAAACGTAAAACAGATCAAGGTAGAGTTACTATTACACCAGCAGAAGCATCAGCTACAAAACCAAATACGAATCCACCCGAATTACTTGGAAAAGTAGTGAGTTTAACTGAAGAATTTATTGATGTAGATTCAATTACATTATCTATTCAAGGTCAACAAAATAGCTCTACTGGAGCAAAGTACGCTATTTATGATTTTAAAGACGTACCAAACGCTAATTTAAAAGATGGTTTTAGAATATTTGTATTTACTAGTACAGGAGGTTCCCCATCAGTTGATACAGTAGTAGACTTTACTATAAGAGGAGTTTAAATGGCCGATTTTACAAAACCAGCTTTAACAAGCAAATATACTGAGTTCATCACTGAATTAAAAGAAAGAGATGAGGTTGTAGGTTCTTTATATTCAACAGATGTAACTGTAACAGGTTTACCAGCGGACAACTCAACTAGTTGGGGTGCAAGGTCAATAAGATGGAACGCAACTAATAGTTATTTTCAACGTAGAAATGCTGCTAATAATGCTTGGGAAAGGTTAGAAGGTAATGCTGGAACTCATAAATTTGTTAATTTAGAAGCTGGCAGTATTACTGCTACATCAGCACTTTCTGGAGCTAGTATTAGTACAACTGGTCAAGTTCAAGGGGGTAGGTTTAATGCAACTGGTAGTACAGAACCCGCTAATGGTTTTTATTTACCAACAACAAATACAGTAAGATTTACAACTGCCAGTACCGATAGGATAA